CGCCGAGGTATCGCTTGGCGCAGGAGCGTTTGCACTTCCAGCGCTTCTCCCAGTAGTCGATGGGGTGGAAGCCCGGAGGAGCCTTCTCGGCTTGCTTCTGGATTTCCGAGACGATCGCGTCGAGGATGTCGTCCCTGACGCGGTGGTTTGCGAGGACGCTGTTGCCCTGGGCCATTAGATGCGGGGGGTGAAGTGACGGAGGCCGGTCTGCCAGACCCAGCGCTTGCCGACCTTGTGGACGAGCCAAGCCTTCCAGTCGTCGCCGTCGACCCATCCTGCCACGAAGCCGGAGCCCCAGCGGGCGGTGGCTAGGCGATGCGACGCGTAGCCCATCGATTCCTTCTGGCATAGGCACCCGGCGCTGAAGGCGTTTCCGCTGCCGTGCTGGGTCAGGGCGATGCTGGCTAGGGTATGGGTATGCCCGTGGACTAGGCCGCCGCCGTGGACGGCGTAGTGGAGGCCCTGTTTGACGGTGGCGTTCTCGCCGTGGGCGTAGCCGTGGACGAAGGCCATCTTGCCTAGGCGATAGACGCCGAGGTCGGCATGGTAGGGCAGGATGACCTTGGCGCCCGCTTGTCGGGCCGTGCGGTTAATGGTGTCCTTTATGTCCTGGCAATAGTCGCGGACGAGGGCGGAGCTCGACGACGCGATCAGGTTGTCGAGGCGGTGCTCGTGATTTCCCCAGAGGTAGACGGTCGGGCGGAAGCGCTTCAGGAAGTCCATCCCGGCCTCGAGGTCGGCCTTGAGGGACTCGCCGCTTTCCGCGTCAGAGGTGCCGACGCCGCGGCGCAAGGCTCGGAAGTCGAAGTGGTCGCCCCCGGCGATGCGGACGGTCGGTCGGTAGTCCTTGCAGAACTCCCAGAGGGCGGCGAGGGCCTCGGGGTCAGCCATGTCGCCGTGGCTGTCAGACGCGAAGACGAAGCGGATGGGTTCACTCATCTTCCTTGTCCTCCTTGGCCTTTTCCCAATCTGTGACTTCATAAACAGCCTGAGGGATGGCAGGCCACAAGGCGCTTGCCATATTGTCACCGGCCTTTGTGAGCCGCTCGACCTTTGCCTTTAGTTCGGCGACGCGATTCAAGAGATGAGCCTCCACCGGAACGGCCTTGAGTCTCTGCTCCATGCGGAGCCTTTCGTTCTCGGCCTTTAGTTCGCCGATGCGCTTCATCATCGACGCTTCGAGGGAGTCGCTCACGACGCGGCTCCCTTCATCAGCCCGAGCTCGACGAGGCGGCGGTCACGGTATGCCCGGGCTTCGGCGATGTCCTGGGGTGCCCGTTCCCAGAGGGCGACGCGGCGGCGGTTGATGCGGAAATACAGGACGCCGTTGATGCGGGACAGGTAGCAGTCGGGGTTCGTCGGCTTGGCGAACGGGGTCTCCTCGCGGAGGCGCCCAACGGTGTGCTTCGGGCATTGGAGCAGCCAAGCGGCCCGCTCGATGGTCAGCCCCATGCCGACGGCCCAGGCGGCTTGCTCGCGGGTCAGAGTTTCCATGCGCGGGCCATGCGCCGCCCTTCGGCCATGATATCGTTCCGGCTGTTCGGCTTGAAGCAGAGTTCGACGTCGAAGTCGACCTCGGCCCGGAGATCCATCAGCGACCAGGCCTCCTCGTCGTTCGCTGGGAGGATGCCAGCGGTCGAGATGTGGACGGTGCGGAGGTTCCAATTGTATTCGTCCATGATGCGGCTGACGACCTTGTACTCGTTCAGGTAGCGCCAGTCAGAGCAGACGACGGTCTCGTGCGGAAGGCCATCGGCGGAGACGAAGGGGAGGTAGCGGGCGAGGTGCTCGGCGAAGACGTCTTGGTTCAGCGAGCGGGCAAACTTCCCGGTGCTGACCAGAAAGTCGCGGTGTTTGACCTTGAACTCCTCGTTGAAGAAGTCGCCCTCGAGGTGCAGATACGAGAGCATGGCGTTGGCGCACTCCTTGAGGGGGTCGGCGAAGTTGACCTTCGACGCGCGGCGCTCAGACCATTCAAGTAGCCCGTTGGCGAGGGTATCCTTCCCGGCCCTGGAGAAGCCCGCGATCAGGACGAGGGTGGGGCGGCCTTCGATGATGGTCATGAGGCGGTGGCGTCGTATTGGCGGAGGACGCGGGAGAGGCGCAGAGCCTTGCGGAACTGGCGGCCCGAGACGTTCAGCGCCTTGCGGAGGTGCCGGTGCTTCACGGTCGGGTCGGTGCGGAGGGCCTCGAGGCAGATCAGGGTGCGGGTCTGGCGGTCGCCCTGGCGGGCCTCGGCGATGAAGTCCCTGTTCATTAGAACGGCGGGGCCTCCATGTTGGAGTCGGGGGCGGGGCTGGCCTTCGTGGAGCCCTTGGCGAAACCGAGTTTGTATTTGAACTGCGGCTTGCCCTGCCATTCGCCGTTCGGCTCGACGGTCACGGCGACGTCGATGGTCTGGCCCGCGGCGGGCTTGAGATACTCCAGGAACTCGGCGGGGGTTGCGTCGAGGCGCAGCTCGGCGGTGTATTTGCCGGAGAACTTGCCGACGAGCATGGCGAGGGCCTTGCCGTATTTGGCGGAGTAGTTCTTCGACAGGCAGTTGCCTTCGACGTCGACGAAGAAGATGCGGGCGGAGACGGTGCCGTCTTCCCACGTCTTCACCTTCTCGAACTTGGGGGCGATGAGCTTCAGGCGGTAGTTGCCGGACTGCTCGATGGTCTTCAGCGGGGGGCGGTCGTTTGCGGGTTGGGTCATGGTGGTATTAGGCGAAGGTGATGGGGGCGGGGGCGTCGGTCGGCGCCTTGTTGAGGTCGAGCGTCTGGATCTCCTGGGAATAGCCGGGCCAGTCGTTCGACGCGAGGCAGGCCTTGTAGGTCTCGACGGCCTTGATGAAGTCCGAATAGCCGTAGGCCATCAGGTCGGGGCCGAGCTCGTAGACGGCGGTCTGGAGGGTTTCCTTCTCGACGCAGATGAAGCGGAAGCCCTGGACGTGCTCCTTGAAGCCAGCGGTGTAGGCGGCCTTGTAGAAATTAGCCTGGAGGTTGTAGCGGTAAGCGCGGACGGCCTTGAGGAAGCCCGCGGGGGAGGCGTCCTCGCACGTCTTGAGGTCGTAGAGGTAGCCATCCTCCCCGACGGCGTCGATGGCGGCCTTGATGTTGGCGTCCATGAAGGTCGTCATGAACATGAACTCGGTCGCCTTGAACTTGAAGCCGTGCCGGTCAATGCAGCCGAGCGCAGCCGCCGCGATCTTGAGGGACTCGTCAGCCTCGTCGGCGCTCAGGACGGTCGTCCCGGGTTGAAGGGCAGAGGTGAAGGCCTCGTAAGCGGCCTTGCCGTCCTTCGTACGGCGGTCGCAGACGGGGGCGATGGCGAAGGCGGTCTCGGCCTTGGGCTTGTCCAGGACGAGGGCGTGGACGTAGGAGCCGACGCGGAGGGCCTTGGTCGCCTCGCGGTCGCGGTTCATATACTGGATGAAATGGGCCGGGGACTTGAGCAGTTCCTTGGAGCCCGAGTAGTTGAGCGCCTCAATGCCGTCGTAAAGGACGCGGGCGGGGATGATGTGGGGGGGGATGTGTTGCATGGGTATTAGTGGGAAAGGTTAAAGGGCGTCGTCCTCCGCGGTGCTGTCCTCGAGGGCGAAGGTCACGGCCTTCGCGTGTTGCAGGGCCTCCTCGGCGAGGCGCTCGCATTCCTCGAGCTGATTGCGGAGGCAACGCAGGGAGACGACCGCGGCGTGGGCCCGGTCGTAGTAGGCTTTCACGTCGTAGGCCTCCGCGAGGGTGTCGGGGTTGAGGCGGTCAATCTCCTCGCGGGCGAGGTCGGCGCATTGGCTGACCCGGGTGTAGTCGCTGATCGTGTCGGCCCGGGCGGCGCGGTCGGACAACTTGCCCAGGGCGTCGGCGGACTGCATCAGGAGCCCGCGGATGTAGTCGTGGTTCGTCATGTCAGAAGGTGACCTCGGTGATGGTCTTTCCGTCGGTGAAGAAGAAGCGCACGTTCGACCGGGCGAGGCTCGGGAGGGTGTTGCGCTTCCAGTCGGCGAGGTTCGCGTCGAAGACCTTGCGGGACTTGGCGAAGACCTCGGCGTAGGGGATGCCGT